GGCTGTATTGTTTAGACCAGTAATCTTTAAGAAGAATGAGTTCTATAGGATTATGGATTATGAAGGCAGTCATAAGTATTCTGATGTAATGTTAGATATGCCAGTTAGTGTAGCGATAGGAGCGATGGTTTTTTTTTATCGTTTAGGGAGCAAATTACCAAGCTATACTCTGGATTATTTACAGAAGGAGCTGAAAGGGAAGGGGATTCCACCACAGCTCAAGCAAACTTTGGAAAAAAATGGGGTTGGTATCAATCAATATTTACAATCGCTCAAGAAGATGCAGCAAAGATTGACAAAGCTACAAAGCTTCCAGTACACACCTGTCTAATGTACTTAGAATATATAAAGGATAAGACAAAAATAGAGAATGCTTTAATAAAAAAGGCACATAGAAAATAAATATGACACAAGTATACGACTTATTAGACAAGATTAAAGATGAACTAAGAGCTAATCACCACATGAATAGTGTTAGCTTTGGTGATATAACAGAAGTTAATCTTAACAAGATGGATATATTTCCATTAGCACACCTAAACATCTCTAATGTAGTAATAGATTCACAGTTTATGACATTCACTTTGCAGATATTATGTGCAGATATAGTAGATTATACAAAGGAAGTAGTTACTCCAGACCAGTTTTATGGTGTAGACAACTTGCAAGATGTACTAAACACACAACTACAGGTAATCAACTTAATATATTCTAAGCTTAGAAGGGGTTCTTTAAGAATAAACAAGCTACAAGTAGATGAAACAATAAGCTGTCAGCCATTTAAAGAGAGATTTGAGAATGAGTTAGCTGGTTGGGAAGCTGAAATAGACATTAAGATGATTAATGATATAAGCATCTGCTAATGAAACAAGATTTGGTTAGAAGAGCATTAGAAAGATTAGGTTCAGAGGCTTTAGAAAGACTTAGGGCTAATTTATCTAAAGATAGAACAAGAGCTTCTAACAAATTACATGATACTATGTATTATAACATAGTAGGCACAAAAATAGACATATTTATGTCCTCCTATGCAATGACTGTAGATGAAGGGAGAAAGCCCTTTGCAAAAGTTCCTAAAGGATTTGCAAAAGACATAGAAAGATGGATGGGTTTTAAAGGAATTAATCCAGAAGGAGGAAAAACAACAATGCAATCAGCAAGAGCTATTGCTAACAGCATATATAGAAGAGGGGCTATTAAGAGATTTGGTTATTCTGGCAGCAACTTTATAGACAGAGCAGTAAACAACGTAATGAATGAGTTTGATGACGACTTACTATCAGCTTGGGTAAGTGGTTTAGACGAAGAATTAAATAAAATAAAATAAAAACAAATGGCTAAAATAAACGTAAGAAGCCCATACTTTGTAAATGTATCAGCTACAGGACTGACAAGTGCTAAATTAGAACTGGTTATTTATCATGGAGCTGCAAATACTTCATTTGGCACTCCTACTTACATACTAAGTTCTACAGCAGTAGATGCAAAGGTTAATTTTGAAATAAGTAGTTTAATAAAAGACTACATTAATGGACAATTTAACGGCAACTATCCAAATACAGGAGCAACAGAGGCAGAAGCAACAACAATATTTGTAGATTATAGAGTTACACAAGCAACAGCAAGTGGTTCTACGGTAGGAAGTCCTGTTTATGGAGTTAGGGCTTATGATGGGTTTGGATATTTCGAGGATGGTGCTAATCCACAATTTGAACAAGGGTACTTGCAATCAAACACAACGATATTAAAGCCAGATGACGCACCTTTAAGAATACCTATAGACCCTACAAACACAACAAGTGTGGCTTTCTTTAGCAATGGAGAAGAAATATATACTTTTAGTCCATCAGGAACATACACAATACAAAATCAAATACTTTACATAAGCAACGCTGCTTCAGGAGTAGATGGTTATGAAGACAGGGTGCTTTTAGCTGGAGGAACTTTTGAAGGCTCTAGTTGTTTAGATAAATTCTTAAGGCAAATAGGAGTCTATCCTGCAGATACGGTATATGTAAGCGAAACAAGTGGTGTAACTAAGATTGATGTGCAAAACATAGAAGAATGTAAGCATACTCCTTATAAACTGACATTTATAAATAAATTTGGTGCATATCAAGACTTATGGATGTTTAAACGTAGTGATTTGTCTATATCTAAGACAGAAGAAGAGTTTAGGTCTAATATTATAAGCAATGGCTCTTATAACACCTACAGCCATCAATACAAAACCTTTAATGTTAACGCAAAAGAATCTTTAACACTAAATACAGGTTTCTATCCTGAAGATTACAACGAAGTATTTAAGCAAATGATGCTAAGTGAAAGAATTTGGATAGAATATGACAATAAAACACTACCTGTTAAGGTTACATCTAATGATTTCTCATTTAGAACAAGATTAAACGACAAATTAATAAACTACACAATACAAATAGAGTTTGCATACGATAAAATCAATACTGTTAGATAATGCGTAGAGAAGTAGAGCTATATATAAATACAGCAGGTTATGGAGAAGCTATAACTTATCAAAGACTAGACTTGTTTGAAGAACAATCTATCAACATAACCAACTCTTTGCAAGATATAAAAGATATTGCAAAGGTATTTACTGATTTTACTCAGCAATTTAGTATTCCAGCTAGTAACCCCAATAGTAAGGTGTTTAAGCATTACTACAACTTTGATATAGATGGAGGATATGATGCTAGAGTAAAAAGAGAAGCTCTAATTAAGATAAACGGTCAAGACTATAGAGAAGGATTTATGAGTTTAAGTAGTGTAAGCATGAAGAAGCAACTTCCTTATGCTTATAAAGTTATTTTCTATGGCAAAACAGTAAACCTAAAGAGATTGTTTGGTGATGACGAACTAGACGACTTAGCAAGTTACCCAAATGCTTACTTATCTCAATTTAATCAGTCTTATAGTGCTGCAAATGCAGAAACAGGGTTTACAAAAGGATATAATTTATCAGGTGGTAGTTTAGTAAATAATACAGGTTCTACAGCAGGTGATTTATGCTATCCTTTTATTAGTGGTAAATCTCATTATTACTATGATTCTGGTAATAATGCACCAAACTTGAATGAAGACGTAGAGTCAAGAAACGTAGAAAATCATTCTAATTCAGGAGGACAGCAGAATGGCTTAAACTTAATAGATTTAAAACCAGCTATACGTTTATATCACATAATTTTAGGGATAGAAGACAAATACGGTCTTACTTTCACTAAAAATGGCACAAATGACTTTTTTAGCACCTCTAACAATCAATTTTATCAACTATATCTATGGTTACATAGAGAAAAAGGAGATTTGTCAAGTCAAATAGCAGAAAGTGTGTTTTCTATAGACTTAGATGACTATGCTTTTACAAATACTACGCCTACAGGTCAACCAGACCCTAGAAGCAACAGTAATCAGGATTTGGTTACATCTTTAACAGACCAAATAGTTGAAACTGTAGAAGTCTTTTATAATTATACTATTTCAGTAACTCCTGCAGGAGCAGGATTGTACTCTTTAGAGATGTTAGATACACAAACAGGTAATTTAATCACACCTACATCTAATGCTACTGATTTATCAGGAAGTAACGTACAAGTAACAAGGACCTTTGTGATAAGAAAAGAGAGTGCTGATTTTGGCACACAAACATTTACACCTGTATTTAAAGTAAAAACAAAAGGAGGAATAACTTCTTTCAAAGTAGATTCTTTAGCAATAACAAAAACAGTTAGAGAGGTTGACTTAGGTTCTGGTAGTGCTAGTGACGTTGGGTATGACGCAAATTATACTTTTAATAGTGGAGGTCCTAACACTATCTCTACAGGATTAGATGTAGTAGACAATATGCCTAAAATGAAAGTTATAGATTTCTTAACATCTATATTTAAGATGTTTAATTTAACAGCATTTTATGATGATAGAAGAATATTAGCAAACGGAACTACAAATGCTGATTTTGGTAAAATAAAAGTAATGACTGTAGATGCCTTTTATTCTGAAGGAGTTAGTTATTCTATCGACAAGTATTTATATACAGATAAACATACAGTTAGTAAAGCAAATATATATTCAGAAATAGACTTTCTTTATCAAGACCCTTCTACATTTGCTATTATAAACAGCAATGAAATAACAAATGATGAGTTTGGAAATGAGAAGCTAACAAACAGAAGTGCTGACATAAACAACCCTTTAGCATTTGATGGAGGTAAATATGATGTAAGGTTGGGTTTTGAACACATTATGTTTGAAAAAATGAGCGACCAAAGCAGCTCAACAGCTAATATAACAATTCAATGGGGCTGGATGGTTAATAAAGATGAGTTCCCAGTATTAGGTAAACCTCTGGTTTTTTATTGTCATAAGCACAGCTCAACAAACTTTTATTTGCAAGATGGTACAGACATAGATGAATACATAAGACCAGCAAATACTTTAACAGTAACAGCAGGAAGCAATCTACAAACTATACATTTTGGTGAAGAGGCAGACGAGTATTTTGCACAAGTTAATCCTGAGAGTTTGTTTAAGAACTACTATTTTAATTATATAGTTCCTATATACAATGAAAAGTCAAGATTAAGTAAGTTTCAGGCTATTCTGCCTATAGATATAGTTATTAAGATGAAATTAAACGACAGGTTTGTTTTATCAGGCAAAAGTTATAAGATTAACTCAATAAAGATGAATATTAATACAGGAAAAGCAGATTTAGAATTAATAAACGAAGTATAATGATAAGGGATATAATAGATTTATTAGGAGCAGCAGATTGGCATATAGATGACGAGGATATAAAAATAGCCAAAGGCAAATATTTAGCTCCTACTAATTGGAAAGAATTTAAAAACGCAATAAAACGAAATAGATAATGGCAACTAATACCACAACAAGAAAAGTAATTGTAATAGATGTTCAGGGCAAGAACGCATCTGTAACAATAGATGGTGTAAAATCTAGTTTTAAACAGTTAAATACTGAGATTACTAGAATGAAAACAGGTATGGATGACACAAATATAGCTACAGGTTCTGCATCTGCAACTGTTTTAGAACTTGGTAGAGCTGTATCTGACTCCAACTACGGTATTAGAGGTATGGCTAACAACCTTTCTCAATTAGCATCTAATTTTGTCTACACTACTAAACAAGCAGGTACTTTTTGGGGAGGTTTAATGGACATTAAAAACGCTATGCTAGGTCCTCTAGGTTTTATACTTCTTTTTCAAACAGGTATTGCTTTGTTAGAAAGATGGGCTATTAACTCAGAAAAAGCTACAGACGTAACTAAAGACTTAAATGATGCTTTTATTTCATCTGGAACAGACTTAAAAGTATTCCTAGACCAGATAGACAAAGGTAATTTAAGTCAAGAAAAATTAACGGAAACTGTTGAGGATTTAAACCTAAAGTATAAGGACTTAAATGTTTCTCTTGACGAAAATGGAGGGCTTACAGACAAATCAAGAGAGGCTATAGATAGAAAAATAAAGTCTTTAGAAAGACTAGCTAGAGCTAATGCTTTGCTTAATATTATAGAAGAAAAAAACACAGAGGTTCTTAAAGAAGAAATAGAAATTAACAAAGAGAGAGAGGAGTTAGTTGAGAAGTATGGTGAGACATTTGTATTAGGCGTTGAAAGGATGATTAAAGCAGATGAGGAGGCTTTAAAATCACATAAAGGAGCTATTGAATCATTCTTTGGAGAATTAGATGAATTTACTGAAGGAAGCAACGAGCAATTAGCAGCCACAACTTTATTAAGGATAAAAGACAGAACTGATGCTGTAAATGAAATGAAAGATGCTATTTCTGAAATTATGAACACCTTTGGAGAAGAAGGACTACCTATTTTTGGAGACCCTAAAGAGCCAATTAAAAAACTAACTAAAGAAGTTAAGGAAGTTTTAGAAAAAGAATTTGAGTTTGATTTGCAAGAATGGTACAGAGGAGAGTTGGCTAAGTTTGACATGGCAAGACAAATGGAGTTTGATTTACAAGAAGAGATTTTAGATAGAAGAAAAGCATTTACTTCAGAGTCTTTAGAGATGCAGTCAGAAGCAAATATGATTCTGTTAAACGACAGGATAAAACATGAAGAAGAGATGTTATCACATACTTTATTGACTGATGAAGAAAGAGTCGATAGAGAACAGAATTTATCTATGATGCGAATAGAATTGCAAGATAAAGAGCTTGAGCATGAGTTAATGATTATAGAAATGAAAATGCAAGCACAACTAGAATACGCAAACTTTGTATCAGGAATTGGAAATGTGTTTAAGACTCTAGGTAGAGAAAACGAAGATTTAGCAAAAGTTGCATTGGTTTTACAAAAAGGAGCTGCTATAGCTGGAGTTGTTGTAGAAGCTCAAGCAGCAAATCAGAAAATATTATCTGCAAGTCAAACAGAGGTTGGTTTTTACAAAGCTTCTGCTGCTGCAACTGCATTACTAAGCCCTGCAAAATCAGCAGCTTTTCAAGTTGCTGCAGAGGTTGCTCAAGCAGGCGCAGCCAAAAGAATAGCTAAAAACAATATTGGAGCAGGAATAGCAATAGCAAACATATTAGCAACTACTTTAACATCTAGGACAGCACCTTCTGGTGGTGGAAGAGCTGGAGGAGCGGCAGGTGGTGGTGGAGGCAGAACCTTTGATTTTAATTTAGTAGGAACTACAGGAACTAATCAACTAGCAGAAGCAGTAGGCGCACAATTCCAAGAACCAATACAAGCTTTTGTTGTAAGTAGTCAGATTACATCACAACAAGAATTAGATTTAGAAATATCAACAGGTGCATCACTTGGTGATTAATATAAAACAAATAATATAAAAATCGTTATCAAATTATGGAACAAGATATTATAGAACTATTTATAGACGAAGAAAATGATTTTTCTGGTATAGAAGCAATTTCTATAGTAGAATATCCAGCAATAGAAGAAGACTTTATTGCTCTGAAAGAACAAACAATACAGTTAGCAGAGGTAGATTCTGAGAAAAGAATCTTAATGGGTGCTGCATTAATACCTGACAAAAAGATATTTAGACAAAGTGGAGATAAAGAATACTTTATATACTTCTCTAAAGATACTGTTAGGAGAGCATCTGAGCTGTTTCTAACTAAGGGTAAACAAAACAACTCAACACTAGAACATGATGTAGAGTTAAAAGGATTAAGCGTAGTAGAAAGCTGGATTATAGAAGATGAGAAGAAAGACAAGTCTGCTAAGTACAATCTTAATTTACCTGTAGGAACTTGGATGGTGTCTGTCAAGGTAAACAACGACCAGATATGGCAAGAGTTTGTAAAAGAAGGCAAGGTAAAAGGTTTTAGTATTGAGGGGTTTTTTACAGACAAGCTTGATGAAAGACCAAGAGAAAGCGTAAAGGAAGAGATAGACTCTGAAGAGTTTGAAGCATTAGCTAAGATATTTCAACTAGAAGATATTGTGCTTTCACAACTAGATGTAGAACTAGAAAGCTATAACGACTATCCTAAAGCAGCTAGAAATAATGCAAAGAGAGCATTAAAGTATAAAGAAGAAAACGGTAGTAGTTGTGGAACACCAGTAGGATGGAGAAGAGCTTCACAATTAGCATCAGGTGCTAGTATCTCTCGTTCAACAATAGCTAGAATGGCAAGCTTTAAGAGACACCAACAAAACAAAGACGTACCGTATTCAGAAGGATGTGGTGGTATTATGTGGGATGCTTGGGGTGGTAGTGCTGGTGTTAACTGGGCTATTAGCAAACTAAAGCAAATAGATAAAAAGAAACTGGCTAAAGAATTTGTTCCTGTTAATGATGATTATATGATTATTGATAACAGATTGGCTTTTGCTACTAAAGAGATGGCTGAAGAGAAAGCAGCAGATTTAGGATGTGAAGGTTCTCATGAGCATGAGGTAGAAGGCAAGATATGGTTTATGCCTTGTCAAGAGCATTTATTACAAGAAGACCCTTGTCAAGAAGGATATACTCAGTATGGTATGAAGAAGAAGAATGGAAGATTAGTTCCTAACTGTATACCTGACAAGAACTAATGCCTAAAAAGATAGTAAGCACATATAGAAAGAACAAGAGAAAGTCTCATCCTCATAGCAAAAATGCAAGTGTAGGACAAAAGGGATATAAAAAGAAATATAAAGGACAAGGTAGATGAAAAAAACACCAAGTAGAACAAGTCCAACAGGCAAAAAGAGAGGCTGTTTATGCAAGAACGGAACGTACAGTAGTAAATGCTGTGATGGAAGTTTACAAGCACAAGGTATCGGAGCTTTAACAGGACAAGGCACAACTCCGTAATCTTGAAAATGAAACAGATATTATATTAATCGTTATCAAATTAAATAATTATTTATGAAAGCAACAGAAATTATTAAAAAGTTCAAAGAAGTATTACTTTCTGCTGAGACTGAAGAAGAGACTCCTGTAAAAGAGGAGCTTTCTGCTGAAGTTAAAGAGGAAGTTACTGAAGAGCAGGTAGAACTTGCTCAAGATGAAACAGTAGAAGAAGGTTCTACGGAAGAATTGGCTAAAGAAGAGTATGAAGAAGAAATAATTGAAGAAGCACCAGAAGAAATTTACGCTACTAAAGAAGAATTAAACAAGGTAGTAGCTGAATTTAAAGCTATGTATGAGCAAATGATGGATGGAATGGGTCAGGAGGAAGCTTCTGATGCACCTGAAGAATTAAGCTCAGACAAAGTTGAGCTTTCTGAGGAGACTGAAGCAATTTCTCATTCACCTGAAGCAGAAGTAGATTCTAAACCAATGAATTTATATTCTCAAAACCGTCCTATGACGACACAACAAAGAGTATTTAACAAATTATTTAACAATTAATTAATTAATTATGGCAACAACAACAAGTATTACAAGTACTTACGCAGGAGAATTTGCTGGCAAGTATATAGCTGCAGCTCTTCTTTCTTCTTCTACTATTGATAATGGTGGAATTGAAGTAAAACCAAACATTAAATTTAAGGAAGTCATTAAGAAATTAGCTACTGGAGACCTAGTTGCTAACGCTTCTTGTGATTTCTCTGCTACTTCTTCTGTTACATTAACAGAAAGAATTATTCAGCCAGAAGAATTCCAAGTAAACTTACAATTATGTAAGCAAGACTTCATCTCAGATTGGGAAGCTGTCTCTATGGGATATTCTGCATTTGACACATTACCTAAGAATTTCCAAGATTTCTTATTAGCTCATGTTATCGCTAAAGTAGCTGAGAAAACTGAAAACACTATCTGGGGAGGAGCTAACGCTACTGCTGGTGAGTTTGATGGTTTCGTTACTCTAGCTGCTGCAGATTCAGACGTTATTGACGTATCTGCTGCAACTGTAACTGCTGCTAATGTTATTGCACAAATGGGTGCTGTAGTAGATGCTATTCCTTCTACTATTTATGGAAAAGAAGACTTATTCCTTTATGTATCTTCTAATGTAGCTAGAGCTTATGTAAGAGCTTTAGGTGGATTCGGAGCTGCTGGATTAGGTGCTGCAGGTACAAACAATCAAGGTACACAATGGTGGAACAATGGAGCTTTAACTTTTGACGGAGTGAAAGTATTCGTTGCACAAGGATTAGCTAACAACAGAATGATGGCTGCTCAAAAATCTAACTTATATTTTGGTACTGGTTTATTATCAGACCACAATGAAGTTAAGGTTATTGACATGGCTGACATTGATGGTTCTCAAAACGTAAGAATCGTTATGAGATATACAGCTGGTGTACAATACGGATTAGGTTCGGAAATCGTTCTTTATTCATAATAAATAACTAAGTATTAACAATAAAACAGGGTGGGTGGAAATTCTACCTACCCTTTTTTAGTAAAAACAATTAAATTATGGCTTGTGATATATCAAAAGGGAGATTAGAGGCGTGTAAAGAATCCGTAGGTGGTATTAAAAACTTATACATTGCTAACTACAGCTCTGCTATGTATGCTGGTATGGATGATAGTGCTTCAAAACCTCCAACAGATGCAGCGTTTAATGGTCAAGTAGACACATTAGGTGCTAAAGTAGATGTTTACCAGTTTGAGGTAAGAGGAGATAATAATACGTTTGAAGAAACTAATGAAAACTCAAGAGATAACGGAACATCTTTCTGGACACAATCAGGAAGTTTTGTTATCAAGGCTCAGAATGCTGAGACTATGATGCAATTAAAGTTATTATCTTACGGTAGACCTCATATTATTATTGAAGACTACAATGGTAAATTCAGAATGGCAGGAGCGCAAAACGGAGTAGAGGTATCTGTAAATACATCTACTGGTGGTGCAATGGGAGATTTATATGGTTATACAATTTCTTTCGAGGGAAAAGAAGTTCTTCCATCTTTATTTATACTAAACACTTTAGTAGCAG